TACGATATTATGGAAGGGACCCCATTTGAATCTCCAGCTGACTTGGGGACGTATGGTGGTGGAAAACCTCCAATCAATGCACGGGATGTTCCGTGGATTGAATATTGATGATCCACCTAAGAGCTCATAAAAATTAAAATTAAGGTTGACAAATAGGTTATTTATACGTAAATTAATATATGATTAAAATGGTTACGTCTAAACAAAACTTCTCAAAGTCTCATCCTGACAATCATATTGTTTTACTATTTGATAAAGACATATTATATGCTAATCATTATGAAAAACAAGTCGGAAAACTTGATCTTGATAAACTTTATGTTGGAATTGATTATAAAACATTTATAAAGAATAATTTGAAATTCTTGGATTTGAATGTGTTTGATTATTGGCATTATAACAAACCCAAATATGAAGTAGAGTTTGATAATTTTTATAATGATGATGGTTTTATGTATTATTATCCATTACAGAAAATAGTGGAGAAGATGAACTGGGAAAGTGATTATAAATATGTTTCACAAGAATTGCAAGTATTTCATGATGAGTTTTGTGAGGCATTTACAAGAATTGAGTTGAATGGAATTGGTGTTAATACCAATTTGATATCTACGTTTGGTCATCATATGGCAAAATATGTTTATGATAAGAAACTGTATCAGAATTATAACTTTTTTACTACAACATCAAGACCTTCCAATTCAATACACAATTTGAATTTTGCTGCTTTAACTCCCGAACATAGAAAATGTTTTTCACCATTGAATGATGTGTTTGTTGAGTTTGATTTTGATGCGTACCATCCAAGATTGATTGGTGATTTGGTTGGGTATGATTTTACAGATGGTCCAGTACATGAATATTTGTCGGATAAATATGGAGTTGATCTTAGTAAGGGGAAGAATATGACATTTCAATATTTGTATGGTGGCATTCCAAATGAGATTGCAAATAAAATTGAGTTTTTGAATATGACCAAAAATTTGATCAATGAAATGTGGATTGAGTTTAAAGATAAGAAAAAAATTAATACACATATTTATAACAGACCACTGAAAGAGGAAAATTTAGAGAATTTGAATCCTCAGAAGTTATTTAATTACTATATCCAATCATATGAAACAGAACGAAATGTTAAACTCTTAATGAAATTACATCAATATTTATTAACAAAGAAAACCAAAATCGTGCATTATAATTATGATAGTTTTTTATTTGATTATGATAAGAACGATGGAGTAAAAATAATATATGATGTTAAAAAAATTCTTGAAAAAAATGGTTTTATGACCAAGATTAATGTTGGTCGTAATTATGGAGAAATGAAGAATTATGAATTTTAATTTAGATTCAATATTTGTTGAATGGCGAGCAAAAGTTCCCAATGGTGTGCCTAATCCATCTAATGATTATCATTTGGTATTGTTGAAAGAGGTTTGTTTTAAGCATAGTGTTGATCAAGACATAATAGATAGTGTTATTTTGTTTTTGGAAGCTAAAGAGAAATCTAAATACGCTAAAGCATCAGGTGGAAAATATTATGTGAAAAATAAAAAAACAGGAAATGTTTATACAGTTGTTAAACCTAATCCAGAAAAACACGATCCCATTAGTAGAGAAAAAGCAGAAAAAGAAGTAGATAAAGATAGTGAAGAAAAAGATTATAAAATAGAGGTTTCTGATGATGGTATAAAAGCATATGAACATTTAGCTAACATGGAAGAAGGCAACGTAGAATTAAAGCCTCCTGATTTTGGAGGAAAGGACGCAGAGGTCCTACGAAGAGTTGTAGCACAAAGATTGTTTGCTAAACTGCAATTATTATCAAATGGTCACGATGTTGAGTTTACTGACGCAGATAGAGCCAATCTTCAATATTTAACTATAAGTTCAAATCCAATATCAGGTAAAGTTTATTTCGGAGAGAGAACTGATACAATGTCCGGTCACCCGACAATACCACAAGGCGCATCCGTTGGTAGAGGTGATAAAAGAGTGTCTTATGGGAAAAAATTTGATAAAGCATATAGTGAACGTGCACAAAATAAACAAGCTATTTATGAAAGATGGCCCGCACTTAAAAAGAAACTCGAAGAACTTGACATCACTCCGCCTAAGTTTAAATCACCATTAGGTAAAATAGATGACCCACCAAAATCACTTATATCAGGTCATTTAAGTTTAGCCCATAAACCAAACAAGATGATAAAGACAAGAACAAAAGTTTCTGACCTACCACCAAAAGTTAGAGGCACACTTCTTGAGAGTGGGATGAAAGATGAGGACACAATGTTGGGTGGTCCAATTGGTGACCCGAACACTCCGCCACCTGAAACTCAAGACTTTGTTGATTCTAATATGGCTCTGATGGATGAGATACTTGAAAGCGCAAAGTCTGCAGGTAGTGAAGAATCATACGAGTATGTTAAAAAGGCACACGATAGAATAAAAGCAATTTTAACTGACCCGAATCTAACTCCTGAACAAAGACTTCAGAAGCTTGAAAAGAACCTAGGTAAAATACAGAAAGAAATGTATGATGCGGCAGGTGAACTTGACGGGAAAGAACAAGCATCTGTTTTAAAAGATTTTGCTGAGGTTATCGTCACGATGAAATATAGATGTCAAGAGAAAGAGGCTTATATGCCTTCTTCAGGCAATTATCCAATAGCTGATGTCCTGGTAATAGAAAGAGACGGTACAGGTAAAGTAATATCTATAAATTCTGTAAGTGTCAAATCTGCTGATAAAGGAACTAATATACCAGGTTCTTCTGCTGCAAAATTTTGTAAACATTTTGCTAAAGTTTATCCGGAACACGCAGAGACATTTAACCAATTAGAGAAAATGCAAGTCAATAGATTAGGCAATCTTGACAAAGATACACTTGATGAACAAACCAAGAAAGATGTTGAAACAATCGAAAAACTTAATGTGAATTGTGATGATGACGCTACTTTTGACCAATTATATGATGACATAGGCAATTCAAATTTGATATCCGATACAGACCTGGAAAAAATAAAAAAGAGTATGACAAAATATATGAAACAGGCAGGATTGCAACCTGAAACACCTAAAGTATATTCAAAAGTTTTAATGGAAATGGTGTATAGAAAATATACACAGAAAAAAACCAAAGATACCATGGATGACCTTGACCTTGAATTAGGCATTCAATATGCTGAAGTTAGAAACGTAAATGGGGAACTTGAAGTAGAAGAACTTGAAGGAAAACATCACACTTCTAATATGCAGATACACGATAAAGGTTATTTAGGTACACCTGATTCTACACAACAAAGTGAATGTGATGACGGTACTCCAAACGTTTCTGATGCAAAATATCAAAAAGCAAATACCGCTCTTAAATATAAAGAATCTAAAGGATAAAAAGAAGAAATAATGAGAACTCAACTTCTTTGCACATTTACAAATCAAAAAAATCTTGAGCAGACAACTCATGATATAACAAAGCATTTCAATGTGGTATTTGAAAAGATTTATGTATTACAAAACGAAAATAAGCCACATGAATTGATATGTACATATAATGTTGATAAGAGTGATGATATTGATTTTAATAAAGTAAAAAATACCATTTCTTTGCATCGAAAAAAGATAACCAATACATTATATACAATAAATGCTTTAAATGAATTAATCATGGATATAAATAATGGTGTATTAGATACATCTTATCAGATTCCGTGGGATGTATATAAAAATATGATATTAATTTCAAATAAAGAAGGCGTATCAAAAATACCAACAAGAATATTAAAAATTATTAATCTTTAAAAAAAAGCTTGTTTTTTTATTAAAAAAGGTTTATATTATATAAATAATTGGTTACATCTAAATGTCAATTGGTTGATATTTATATGAAACAATAACACATAAACATAACTATGGAGAATAAAAATGGATATTGATGCTATAAAAAGCCGTCTTAGTCAGTTACAGAATACCACATCTAACAACTTTTGGAAACCACAACCAGGAAAATCGCAAGTAAGAATTGTGCCTTATACACATGATAAGAACAATCCTTTTAGTGAGTTGTTTTTTCATTACAGTCTGGTCCCTAACAAAACAGTTTTGTCTCCACTATCATTTGGTCGACCTGACCCAGTTCAGCAATTTGCTGATAAACTGAAGTCAAGTGGCAACAAAGATGAGTGGATTCAAGGTAAGAGGATTGAACCTAAAATGAGAACATTTGTTCCTGTTGTAGTTCGTGGTGAAGAAAATGATGGTGTCAAATTTTGGGGTTTTGGTAAAACAGTATATCAAGAACTTCTTGGTATAATTGCAGATCCTGATTACGGTGATATTAGTGATGCTACAATTGGACGAGATATTGTAGTTGAACGACAAACACCTGCTGAAGCTGGCAATCAGTATGGCAAAACAACCATTAGGGTTAAACCAAATCAGACAACACTATCTGACGATAGTAAACTTTTGGAAAAACTTTTGGACGAACAGCCTAACATTGGTGAGTTGTATAACGAACCGACTTTTGACGAATTGAAAGAACACCTTGCAGGTTTCTTACATCCAACGGATAATGATGACAGTTCTGATACATCAGAACCTGAAATGGTTACGACTAAAGCGTCTTCTAATGTAGAAGATGATTTCGACAAATTATTTAATTCATAATTCCCGCGGGCCGGTGGGGTGGTTTCCTCCTTTCTCCGCCCCACCATTTTTAATAGGAGAAATTCATGTCAAATAGAGATGAGCTGGCTGAAATATTGGCTGGCGAACTTAATAAACAATTTAAATCACATCAAGTAGCTTATTTTCTTGATGGAGTACAGGAAACACCAACTGATGTTAAGGATTGGATTTCCACGGGTTCTACTTTATTGGATTTAGCTATATCAAATAAACCACATGGTGGATTGGCTGCTGGTCGAATAGCAGAAATAAATGGACTTGAAGGTAGTGGTAAATCTTTGATTGGAGCTCATGTTCTTGCCTCTACTCAAAAGAAAAACGGTCTTGCTGTCTATATAGATACTGAATCTTCTGTTTCAGCTGAATTTTTACAAGCAATTGGTATAAATACTGATTCTATGTTGTATGTTCATTTAGAAACCGTAGAAGATGTATTCGATACTATTGAAACGATTGTTACGAAGATTCGTGAATCAAGTAAAGATAAATTAGTTACTATATTAGTCGATAGTTTAGCAGCTGCTTCAACAAAAGTTGAAATGGATGCTGACTTTGATAAAGATGGTTGGGCTACGGCAAAAGCAATCATTATATCAAAGGCTATGCGGAAGATTACAAATCTAATTGCTCGTCAAAAAGTATGTTTGATTTTTACAAATCAATTGAGACAAAAACTCGGTGTAATGTTTGGAGACCCTTGGACAACAAGTGGTGGAAAGGCATTACCATTCCACGCTTCAACTCGTATTCGTTTGAAGAATATGGGGCAAATTAAAGATACTAAGAAAAATACTATTGGTATTAAGATTAGGGCTCAAGTCATTAAGAATCGATTAGGTCCACCTTTGAGAAGTGCTGAGTTTCCACTATACTTTGACAAGGGTATTGATGATTTTGGTAGTTGGTTAAACATAATGAAAGACCATAAATTAGTTACACAGGCTGGTGCTTGGTATACATTTAAAGATCAAGATGGAAAAGAACATAAGTTTCAATCCAAAGACTTTGGCGCTTTACTTTCAGACGTAGACACTCAGAATTATATTTATGATTCTATCTGTAAAAAGGTAATCCTAAAATATGATTCTAATCAGTTAGGCATAGATGATGTCACTACGGATGATGAGTTTGCAGATGGGTAATGGATATAATAGGAATTTATTAAATAAACGATTTTATGACTACGAAGATGATATTAAGACTAATCCTACGGCACGGAAATTAGATGACCATGTTTTAGTCGTAGATGGCTTTAATACATTTATAAGAGCATTTAGTGTCAATCCATCTTTGAATGAAGATGGTAGTCATGTCGGTGGATTGGTTGGGTTTTTAAAGTCAATACGATATACGATTAATAAATTCAAACCAACCAGATGCGTGATTGTCTTTGATGGTAAGAATTCGTCTAAGTCAAGACAAAAAGTATTTCCAGAATATAAAGCTGGTCGTAAAGTGCGAAGTAGATTGAATCGAAATGTTGATTGGTCGGGTGGACCACACGATGAAGTCGTATCAATGAAACTTCAAATTAGTAGGTTAGTTGAATACTTGGAGTGTTTGCCCATTACTATATTATCTCTCGATAATCTCGAAGCTGACGATGTTATAAGTTATATCTGTACATCAACATTAAAAGGTTCAAAGTGCACTATAATGTCATCAGATAAAGATTTTTATCAGTTAGTCAATGATAAAATTCAATTATATTCACCCACTAAGAAAATAACTTATGATAGAGACTTAATAAGAAAAGAATTTGGAGTTTATCCTCAAAATGTCTTAACTTGTAGGATAGTAGATGGGGATAAATCAGATGGTATACCCGGCGTAAGGGGA